ATTTTTCCCGTTCACTTCGATTCTCTCTTGTGAGAATCTGGTGTTGAGAATACGAGAATTCTCTAGCTGTGCGTTCTGCCCGTTGCTCCGAGCTAGGAGACCGGGACCAACAGAACCCGCCGTGGCGACTAAGTCGCTTGCCCACGAGACGGGAAGATATACATGGGTCAGTCAGGAGTCATGAACCTGGTTGACACTCGCGGTGCGTAAGGACAACCATCCATGTATACATCGGTATGTAGCGTCACCGGAAACAGGCTTTCACGAATTGAGCATAGTTCAATAGTCCGAATCCGCTACCATAGCTGGGGGCTCTGACCCTCCCCCAGCCGTACCTTCAGGCGAAGTAAAAGCGCATTGAGTCTCAGACCAAACGATTGGCGACTATCCTTCAATGGACTCGTCTCGGGCCCACCACGTGGTGGTCCGGTTTAAGGAGCAAAAAGTGCGTGCTGTCCTCCAACTCAATAAGGAGGACAAGCCAAGTCGTGAAGAGAGGGAAAGTGCCCAGGCGCGAACACCCAGAAATTAATTACTATTCAAAAATTAGTATGTCATCATTTACTAGTTTAGGGACGGTTGGGCTAGGCCCAGTCCCGAGACGGTGTAGGTGTAGACCGAGAAATCGGTCTGGCAGCTGCCTGACATGCGCAAATCGGACAAGTGAAGTATTCGAAACAAAAACCCAAACTCAAACCTCCACCCAACCTACCCAACCAACCCCATCATTCCAACTTCCATCTAATACACCCAACGACCCGTTAATGTCCGCCCTAGGACAGATGATAGGTCATCTCTCTGGTTTAGGACTGTGCAACAAGGTGAGCCTTCGGTTCCCAGGCGAGGAACCTGTTGTTATAGACCTAGCATCGGAAGAGAAAGAAGATGGATCTACTTTCGCTTTTAGTGAGAGTCAGGTAGCTCAAGCGAGCGTCCTGGAGCCTAGTGACTCGGTAAGGGAGTCAGCCGGTACGCCGGCCTCCGAAACGTCGTCATCATCGGATACGTCTGGTGGTTGCGACGGGGAATGCGAGCCCCAACCAACGGACTTGACCCAAACTCAAGTCCAAACAGTGGTAGCCCCTCCTAAAAAGGAGGGCGGGTCAGCTTCGGCTGGCTGTCCCGTCTTAACAGACGATGCGACTTCGGCTCAGGCCAAGAAGTCAAGACTCCCAAAAGCTTCGGCTGAGGGAGTAGCAATACCTACATCTGTGCCAGACCCGGATGAGGTTAAAGTCGGACCGGCAGAATTGGGGTCTGGCTCAGACTGGCACCAACCCTCCTACCCGGACTATTCAGTGGGTAGAGACCTGGTATTCGTCACGCCCAACGGTGGAGCGGAGTACAAGTTCTATGCAGCCTCAAATCAGCAAGTTCTGATGGCACGGTATTATCCGTTGGCCCCGATGCAAGACCGTGCGTACCGCTTTAGTTGGATTAAGGTACCTGAGATGAAGGAGTCGTCCGTTCCTACTGGTTTGAGTTACTTCAGTATGTGGCTGAAGATCAACCCTGGTGCTGACCCCAGTATCACCTACTCCACGTCCAGCCCACCCTACAGCGTGGCATACGCCGGTCTCTGTGCTGACCCAGGTAATCGCAACTGTATCCTGCTCCGGGTATGCGACGTGGACGGCAACGATCTGTACACTGCTCCAGATCAGGTGATACCTCCAATCGAGTCACCGGTGCCCGTTCTTGACCTGATCCTCCGATTCCAAGGTGCGACTACTGGTTATGGGGGGACGGGTAACCTAAGCGTCTTCGGGGGATCTTTCCGGCTCAGCGACGTATCTGCGGCTGTTCCTGGCGTTGCCATCTCCCTACCGATGTCCTCGTCTTTGGTGCCGTCCGTCCAACAGGTAGAATTGGTTGGTAGCAATACGTCCAACCCTGTGTGGACTACGTCCAACCAGCCTCAGCCTGTTCCCCCATACGTGCCACCTAGCCGTGCCCCGAGTCATCGAGACATGCATTCGTACAACGGCAATACGACTCGGTTGCGAGCTGAGGCAGGTGAGTGGATACCTCTGGACGAGACCAACTACTTGCCGCCCGGTTGCCGGGAGTGGGTGGACATGACGGAGACGGAAGCTTACCAGGACTTCATAGGCCAGCCTGTGGAAAGTAAGCGCGACGGCGAGGCTGAGCAGGTTGTGGTACGCTCGGCCGTCCCAGTGCTTAATGAGGAGCGGCTCACTGCGCTGTTCCCAAATGAGCTCGCTGCTGCCGTGTCCCGGTACGTATTTGGCGTGGCTCACCACAACATCTGGAACGACTTACCTCTTGACGAGTCTGACGCTCTGGATGGGGGAGAGGCGGATGCACCACCACCTCTGGTACTGGCATCACCAGTTCCGTCACCGCAGCCTGCTACCCCTGCTGGCCCTGCTGCACCCCCCAAGGACGGTCGTCCCCCAGCATCCGTTCCTAAGACTCCTCCCCCATCACCAAAGCTCGACGCTAAACCGGGTCCTGACTTGGTCAAACAGAGGAAGTCAGCGCTTAAGCGCATAGTGGGCCGTTTAGTCACTCCGGCCCACTTAATTGATTGGTTACTCACGTGTGGGCCCGCCGTATCATGGGCGAACGCGGTTGCTGATCTTATGTGGGGAAATGAGTGGCGTGTGCGGGACTTAACCGCAGCACAATTCTGGTTTCAACTTTGGGCTAGACACAAGGTAGCTGGTTTGAAAGAACGAGACATGCGAGAGGTATTCGCGTCTTGGGCCAAAGACAGCTTCCCGGGGTGGGGCGAAAAGGTGGAACGAGAATTCAACGACGACATGGAGTTACAATCTCCCGGCTGGTGGGCACAGATCCGAGTGCTTGAAACCGAACGGGATGCGCACAATCGAGAGATGCACTCGATTCACGGTAACCCGGTTGTTGTGGCGGACATGAAGGGGGTCGAAGCTATGCCTAGGCTGGCGGGTTTCGTGGAGACTAAGGTAGACGCGGCGTCCCGGTTCGACGGCGCGCGTATCGAATCCACAATCAGTGGGCTTGTCAGCAGTAACAACCCTACGGACGCGAGGCTCAGCTTCGGCACTGTGCTGCGTTCCCGAGGTGTTGATCCCGCTGGTGTGATGCACGGTTCAATCGGTCTACCCATGCCTGAAACCACCATGAAGCCTCGCGAGGTGTACAACGCCGTAACCGACCAGTTTGACGCATCGCCTTACCCGCTACGTTGGGTAACGTTTACGGCTAGCGCTGCCACAGGCCTGCCGATGGTGTCGACTCCATTCTGGCAACGTTTGGGGGAGAAAAACCTGCGAGATGAGTTCCAGGTTGGCCGCAACGACACGGTGTGCGTAAACAGCTTCGCGCAGATGGATGTAAACCGTCTGGGACAGATGGACGTACCCCGCGGCCTTGACATGTCTATACCCATATTCAAGTTAAAACTTTGGCACAAAGTCGCGACTTGGATGGCTGGCGCGTGGCGGTACCTCCCAATCTCAAACGACCTGCGCATGGACCCTGATTTGCGGACCGTCCCTCTATTCAATCCAGACCCTGACCTTGCTACTGTCAATGCGGGGCCAGTAGCGACTGAGAACCTCGGTGGTTTGAACGCCCACTTTCCGTTCGCCGGGGGCCGACAAGGGACAGTCACATTCCACGTAAGCATGGAGACAGTGCCGGGCAATGAGCTGGGAAGCTTGATAGTGGCTCCAAAGTCTATGCACCACCTGTTTGACACGCGGGGCAAGGGTATTGCTATGCTCGTCGCCATGTTTGCGCCTTGGCCGTTCTGCATGGTGAACATCCCTCGGAGGGTGATACCCACTGGTGCGGCTGGGGCGTTCACAATCGGCTGTGCACCATACGCCAACACCGTGTACGTCCCTGGCTACCTCGACATGCATGTCTTGCTGCCACGTGAGATTTCCGGGCGAGTGCCAACTGATCAGGCCACGGCAAATGCGTATGTGTTCGAACGTCCCAGATATGGTAGCGTTGGCGTCCCTGGACACCTCCCGTTTGATGAAATCAATCTGGGTTGGATAGTTGGGGGGGCAATCACCAATACCGTGGTGCCGTTAGCCCCGTTCCTCCGTTCTTGGTTCAGCGACATTACGTTCGAGGATCTGGCGTTCTTCATAACCTCGATGTCCCGTATGGCAGATATGTCTTGCTTCATGAACGTTGCGGATGAACGTGTTGCCCTGTCTGCTGTGCGATACGTCCCTATGACTACGGCCGTTGCGCCTGTGCTCTCTGCCTACACTATGGCTGAGGTCTGCCCCGATGGACACAGAGCTGGTATCTGCCCAGCCGGGGGGTTTGCCTATCCTTATGACACACCCAATACGCCTGAGTACTTTATCCCCGACTTCGACAACATCGCCTGGAACCATCTGGCACTCGGAACGCGTAAGGTGGAGGCTCTCCCGCCCGTTCGCCTTCCAATGTCGAGTATGATGACAAGGCCTCATAACGTGTACTGGTCATGCCTTCAGGCCCGTAGCTTCGCCTTCGCTAGACATTACGAATTGCAAACCATACGTATCCCCGCCATTGCCTGGGATCATCCAGATGCTTTTGGGTCCGTCGAAGCTATGCGAGAGTACGTCCTGGCCACATACGGATCAAAGATTGAGGAAGGTACGTATTTGCATGCGCGTTCCGGACCTATGCGGACCCAGATCTACGCCGCTGTCAACGGATGCAACCTTTATCGCGACCAGTACGGCAATACGGTGTACGACTACTGTCTGCAGCCCCCTAACGGTTACGTGTCCATCCACGACGGCCAAGCTGCGCCTCAGACCTATCCCGAACTGGTTCCCATCTTCTTGCCTAACATCTACCTGCAGGTACAGCTCAACACGCTGCCTCAGTCTATGGTGCCCTTTCCGCCCAATAATGGTTTGGATGCGACGTGCGGTCTGGTCGACGACGACATGAGCATGATCCAAATCGGTGCACTGCGAGGCCCTCCACTTCGGCGTATCCACAAGGGTGATCGTCTGGACGACACAGACTTGCCGGACTGGGACGACCCCGAGCTGTGGAACCTCCGGGTGATGGATCGGTATAGTCGGGCTTTGGGGGTCCCTTGGACGTGCAGAACCAGATCGGCTCTGATGGTGAACGTGATGTACGCCCCCGTGCTGCTGAGTGCCCCCAACGTCTGGGATGAGGTGATGGCCGGGATGATCGTAGCAACAGGGTCCGAATGGGCACATTCTGTCGAGCACCTGCCCTTGGTCAACGATACTGGCGAGAACCTGTTCTACGTGATGGATGCAATCGCGAGCACGCGTATGAGTCGGATCATGTTAGGGGTTGAACGTCTGTCTGTCCATTGCCTGTTACTCGCTGGTACAACCGCAAGCTCCGCTCTGTTGTGGTCTAAGAGTAAGGTGATTCCCCGACAGATGCAGCTCATGCAACGCCTGCTGTCCGCCGGCAATGCCACCTGTCCTGGAGACATCCCTCTGATCGTCCCGAGTAACATCGAGGCGTCCATCGAAGCCGCCAGCCCTTCCCCTCCCCCTACGCGTCCCGCAACGGTGACGCTGCACCTCGAGGCTCCCAACGTCACGCAGCAACCGGCTGGTGACGCCGCGGGGCCTTTAAACCCCCTCTGATCGCTCCCGCCTGCGCGGAGCGATCAGGGGTGGTAATGAGGTATTCCTCGTTGCTGCGACAGCAGGACTTAACTCTTATCTCTAAACTTGCCGAACTGTGTGAGTGGCCAGAGCCTCTTTTCAAAGAGCTAATGGCATACGCAGTTCTGGATTTGCCTGTATCCAAGGCAGCCATGGACGATTTTTCGAAACACACTGTGCTCATGCCACAAGGACTAAACCCCTTGACCCTGAGACAAGTGGATCGGTTAGTCCAACAAAAGCAAGCCGTTCGGGAGGTGACTGCAGAGGCGCGAATTGCAGAACAGGAATATCGGGCAAAGTGGCTTGTGTGGTTCAACCCTCCTTACAGGTTTACAGACGCCGAGGTTGAGGCCGTGTGGCCCGCACGCACGAAGATGGATTTAGCTTTGCGACGTAGCAGATTCCGTGACGTCTGGCAGGCTTATCAATCGACTAACGACTTACCCTTATTGGCTGAGGTTCTGGGTCGTATGCGGCAGTTCGACTACATAGCAGTTTGCAACTTCTGCTGGGCGGCGTATCTGTTGAGGGGTGACGTGAACTGGTGGGACGTGGTAGTGAGGTGGGAGTGGTGGGACCCTGAGTCGTGGCTCGCAGTGGCAAAACCGGTAAACGACCTGGTCAAGTCCAAAGCTGTCTTGACCTTCCCGCGTGGTATGCTCACCGAGCTCGGGACGTTGCTGGGCTATCGCAACCCCCCGTTCCCCGGCTTTGACGTGTTCGAGGAAGCGGAGAACCTTGCTAACGGTGGCGACTTACACGGTCTTAGTCGTACGGCACTGGACCCACACTTTGTCTCTGCCTTGTCTGTTCTGCACATGTATCCTCACCAGTCGGCGCAACAGTCCTTGAGGGATTACGTGTTAGGGGCGAGTTGGTCAACCAGTGGGGCGAGCAGCGTCGGACGTATGGACTGGTCTTTCCAGGGTAAATCCGGACACTTCAAGGCGCGTAAAAACCTCGTGCCTGACGTCTGTGACCTTGAGAAGATATACGCGCAGTGTGTCGCCACCACTAGTCAAGAGAACAAGACTGTGGTAAAGGCGGAACTGGGCAAGATTCGTCTCGCCGTGTCAAGTGACCTGTACACGTACCTGCTGATGTCTTGGTTGTCTACGTTTACCAATCACGCCTACAAAGGGTGGCCCGGTAGCACGATCGAAGAGACGATCTTTCAGCAGACGGAGCGGCAAGCCGAGATGTGGACGCAGTGTTGCCAGGGGCGTTGGGCACTACCTTTCGATTTCAGCGGTTTTGACCATCAGCCCAGTACACTTGAGCTCCAAGCCATCTTCCGAGCTATGAGGGACTCGACGTTACCCGCGGTCCTGCCTGAGCACAAGGCGGAATTCCTGTCAGTCTACGACCGAGTGATAGGGTCAATGGACCGTAGCTGGCTGTATGTCCGAGACGGTGACAGAAAAGCGAGCTTCAAGGTCTTAGGAGGGCTGATGTCCGGGTTGCGTTGGACTAGTCTTGTGGGCAACGCTTGGAATACAACTGTGACTGCACTGGTGCAGCAGTATATGATGTCCTTGCTAAATCCGGGGTCTGACTACCGCATGTGGATACGCGGCGATGATACCGCCATGTTCTGCTCTTCTTGGGCTCGGACTCTTTGCTTCCGGTTAGGCTACGCGGCGGTGAATGCGGTGGGAGCGGATGGTAAGTTCGCTATCCACAAAGGTGCGTGCGAGTTCTTGCGTACATGGTACAACTCTGATGGCCTGTCTGGCTACGTTCTTAGGACTATCCCTGGTCTGGTGCAACGTAAGCCATGGAATGCTGCGCCTTGGGAAGAAGAGGGGGTAATGGAACACTTGTATGGGGTGGTGCAAATACTGCGTCGTCGGTGGGGAGGTACGCACGTAGAGCAAGCTTGGTCTGCGCTCAAAACAGTCTGGAGTAGGCGCAAGCGTCTGAGTCAGGACTGGCTCAAGATTCCAAAGCCAATGGGATTCGGAATCGAACCTCCTGATCCGAAGCTGCGTGCCTCAGCACGAGTTGTGTCGCGCGGTGGCAAACCCGTGCAGCTGAAGCACAACTCCTGGTCTACCGATCAAGTAATGGCTGACCCGTTGGCGCCCGTGTACAACGTGACCCCTGAGGTGGCGCGGCAAATGGCTGACGCTCGCGTGTTGAATAAGGCAAGTGCGGATGACATCCCTGTTTTGTCTTCCTACTTCCGAGAGTCCACGGTGTACAACTCTTCCGCGCGTATACTACGACGGCCCAGCTACGGATTACCCGCAAAGTTGAGTGGTTGGCTACATGGGGTGGAACAGTACTGCTTGAGTCTGCAGCCGACCGGTGTTGACCACCGAGCTGCCTGTGTGTACGACGCTGGGTCGTGGGCTAGATATCGGACCCTTGCGCATGAGCTCGATTATGCGAAGGAGGTGTCACGATACTCGGGTGCCCGTCGGCCTTTGGAGGCGTTTGAGTCTCGTCACGCCGATTTCGCCGCCGACCGGGTAGTTTTGGAGTCCTGGGGCATGTCCCGCGGATCGGCAGTCGGCTGGCTACTAGGTGACCTGCGTTTGCCTCCAACCCGCTGTCTTCATCCAATCCTGAGTGGCATTGTCGCTACCCAGACGACTAACCTGCTCGCTCGAGCACTGCGTATGCCCAGTGTCTCTCGCCGGTTAGAGACTGTGGCCGCCACATTGGCAGGCTACATCGAGTCCGCTGTGTATAACAGCCCTCTGAGTACTCGGCTGTATCGCTGGTGAGCCTCGACTCGCTGGTTGTCTTTTAAAACGAGGAGTTTGTGTGTGTGAGTGTGTGTGTCCCTGGCATGCTAGATGTGAGGGACGTGTTTAACTGTTAGATCAGTTGGTTCCCCCCCGTCAAGGGGGGGGCCGCGCCGCAACAGTATCGAGAGATACGGGGAACCGACCCTCCGGCTTTGTGAGGTGACATAGAAACGCTGCTGAGCAGCTCCAAGATCT